TCCACCAGCGCCTATAACGTATATAGAAACTGTGCCGTTTCTAGGAGGAACCCAAGTCTGAGACTGATTTAAAACGATTTCCTCAAGAACGCCGCCATAAAGACCGCCACCGCCGCCACTAGCTGATGAAATTAATGTACTTAGTGTAGCCATTAGATAAATACCCATGCTGAAGTTGATATTCCGACCAAGCCAATGCTCATGTTTGCCACATCGATAGTCAGGTTTTCTGAAGAGCCAGCAATCGTAGAAGAGTTGCGGCCAATAATTGTATTAACAAAGTTCCCAACAGTGACATTGATCGTCATGCCGACACTTGGCGTTGGTAAGGTAAGGGTCACACCAGCGGTGCTGACATAATGATGCGTGTTGGCTGTGGCGTTTGCGTTGCTGCTCACAGTGGTTGTGGTCACTCCCCCGGCTGTCTTGCTGTCAACGTAGGCCTTAATAGACTGCTGCGTCGCCAGCTTGACGTTGCTGTCAGAGGCCATGTCGTCTTCGTCTTTTATTCCGGTGACGATTGCGCCATCCCCCGCGATGCTGACAGAGGTGTTAGCTACCACCGTTGTGCCAGTGATTGCCCCAGCAGAAGAACCGCCGATAGTCGCGCCATCGATTGTTCCGGAATTGATGTCGATGCCAGTGACAGCCGTGCCCCCATCGAGCAGGTTGTCGATTGCGTCCAGGTTGTTGTTTAGCTTCGTTCCCCAGGTATCTGCGGACGCGCCGACCTCTGGCTTCACAAGCGAATAGGTGCTAGTAGTTGTATCAGCCATTTATGCGGCCTCCCAAGTATTGTCTGTAGAATTGACATCAGCATAGGTGTTAGATGCCAGATTGGTGTCGGTGTAGGTCTCGTCGCTAATCGCGCTGTCTTCCCACAGGATGGTGCCGACAATGTTCAATGTTGCGGCGCCGGGGATAATTGACGCACCCGACACCGTTAGGTTGCCGATGGTGGTCATTGCACTGTCTGCGCTTAACTGACTCGCGCCGACGATGGTGACCTGACCCGCCGCCGCAAGCACGGACTGTGCCGCAACGGCAGAACCGCCCGACGCGGTAATGTTCCCTGCCATCGCAACGGATGCCGAAGCACTGATCGCAGCAGACCGCTGGAAGACGTGCTGACCGCCTATCACCATCGAGGCGGCAGCGGACATCGGGACAGCGCCCTGGAATATCTTCTCACCAGCAGCAGTAAACGCAGCAGCGGCTGTAATCTGTAGACCACCCGATCGATACCGCAGGCCACTTGCGGACAAAGACGATGCCGCCGTTATGGTTGACGAGGCGTTCGCTAACCGGGTTCCGGTATAGGTCGCGCTACCGTACTGGTACTCGCCATAGCGCATAGAGTGGACGGCAAAGTCGCCGTAGCCATAGTTCCCTGCGCTGTACAGCATGTTAGTTCAACGTAATATCAAGATCGCCTGCGGGGATGCGAAACACGTCACCCGTATCAACCGCCTTGGACGAGCTTAGTGCGCCATAGGCCAGCAAGTTGCCAGAGGTGGCCGCGTCGAACACGCCAATGTGCGTGATCGTGCCCCAGTTGCCTGTCGCAGTATCGTACTCAACAGCACCGGTGTTAGACGTGGTCGCACCGGACGTTGTAAAGGCCGCAGACTTGCGCGTGTAGCCCGATCCGCTCAACTCAGTGCCACCGCCAGCGTCATTAGGCGTGGCCGTGTAGAGCGCAACATACAGCGTTGACGGCGCAGTGTAGGCGTTACCGCCGAACACATGATCCAGTATCTCTGTCTCTAAATAATTTGAAAAACTCATCCTAGTCCTCTTACTCGTAATTTAAGTCCAGCCCCGGACGTTTTTGAGGTCTCGGACTGTAGGTTTAATTGGTCCACCGCCGCCTGGTACATCGACGCCCAGACGCTGGCCCTGCCATCTTCTGCCAGGTAGGGTGCTGAATGGATCAGTGCGCCGTATAAATAAACATCGGGTGCATAAGCCAGTAGCCAGTTGCTGGTGTTACTGTCGGTCAGCGCAGGCACTTTCTGGTAGTACAGAACCTCGGCGGTGTATGACTGCTCTGGCGTTGGGTACAGTTCAAACTGTGACTCTGAGTGCGAGTAATACAACGGCGTTCCAGATACATTGTTCTCAGTCATGCGCTTTTCAGCCATCGCCTGCTGACTGATTAACGTCATGGCGGTGGTGTTACCGCCTGTCAGGTGCATACGCTGCGTGCTCACCCAGTCAGAAGGACGTGTGGCGTAACGGCCATCAAAGGTCGTTGTCGCCCGGTTCTCCATCTGCCAGTGCCTGACATCACGGTTGATCTGTGCCTCTGCGAGATCGATAAACGTAGGTATAACGCTCGTTAGATCCGCACGATTGAGGTAGTCAGCGATGCTGCTCTGTAGCTCGCTGTAGGTGGTTATAGCCATGTTTTTTCTCAAATAGATTTGGTACAATTGCCGGGCGATTTATTCCTACTTGCGGCATACAGCTAAACAGGAGAGTTACCCATGCCTTATAAAGATATTACCTACGACAACGGCTTTACCGAGCGCGTCTATTACGATGAGACCCCAGAAGAAGAAGCCTTGCGCATGTCTCGTGCCAACCGTGTTAAATGCTTTCCTTCTGTGAATCATCGGGCTGCTGCGAGGCGGTTAAGATTGCGGGATCAAGAACCACCATCGCCATTGCAGGAAGGATAGTCCCAGCGGCAACTGCGGCCTTTAGCCCGTCGATGCCCTTGTCTGCTAAAATTCTTCTAGCCCTTTCGATGTCAGTCCGACCCTTAAACGCGCTGCCTGGATTAAAGCTTTCCATTGCTGCGTCGCGCTCTATGTTTGCTGCTGCTTTTCTCTTTAGCGCAGGCTCAATAGCTGCGGCAAATGTAGGATTTTGATCCAGGCGCTCAAGGAACTGCGCTGTCGCTTTGCCGGACCCCTCCCCTGCCTGCCAAGCCGCCTCATAATCCTCATAGCCGGTCTGCACCTTGACTCGCGTTCCTCTTGACCCAACCAGCTCATCAAGCTTTTCGCCTAGCTCACCCTTTAGCTCTTTGCCAAGGGTTGCGCCTGTTCGCTCCGCGCCTACTGGTGAATAAATGTCATTGACAAAGTTAACGCCGCTTCCGGTGTCAACAGCAAAGAATCCATACTCATCAGCTAAGCTGCTTATGTCAGACATCAACTCAGGCTCTGGCGATGCATCAAGTGGCAGATTGATACTAGATCGCTCGCCCATCTTCGTCTGACTGTCCGGGATGACCTTGTGATATGCGCCTGCGTTCTGAACATCAATAAATGCCCGGCTTGACTCTGCAATGTCTAAAAGACCGGCACTGGAAGGAATGATTTCGCCACCAGCCTGCTGCACCAGAGGTCGTGCTACCTGGCCTGGGTTGATCTCTAGCACGCCCGTAGCCTGCGGCGTATAAGCCCCTACCATTGTGTCTGTCGGCTGCGTCAGCAATCCACCAGAGGAATAGATGTCATCTAGGCCGCGAGAATTGGTCCAGGTTGCTGTATTCTCAAACGCCAAACGATCCTCAAAAGGCAGATCTAAAATGCCCTCAAGCTGTCCGGTGTTAGCACCTGGCGCTTGTTCATAGGTCGCGTTCACCGCGTACTTATCAGCGAAGTCACCATAGTGCTTTGCCGCGTCAGCAGCCACGATATCGCCGGCACGTATCTTAGCGCCAGACCATGCAGCGGCTTGTGTGTTTAAAGGATCCCAATCACTATAACCTAACGCCTTAGAGGCATTTAATTGATCCTGTATCTCACGCATACTGTCATCCATAAACGCATGCTGTTGTGGGCTAAAGCCGGCGTCCCACGGCTTCCCGTCAGGGAACTTAGCACTCGGAGGGTGCTTATACCCCATTGCACGACCCTGCCAGATATCGTGCACTGGCGTATCGGCCATACTAGGGTTCCAAGACACACTCAGATTATCTGCAAACGGCTGCCTTTTCGGGCCAAGGTTTTCTCTGACATCGTCCAGAGCCTGCTCAATCAATGGCGACTGGTTGCCAGGGAATCGACCTGTCTCAACTGGCAAACCTGCTGCCCTTTGATTAATACCCTTAATAGCAAAACCAAGGTTGCTATCAACACCAGTACCTTGCGACGATATTCCCGTAATGTCGGCAACCGCCTGCCTCATTCCATCAGGCGAAACAGAGTCAATAAAGTCGCTAGAGTCGCTGTACCAATTGCGGCCTCCCGATCCAAGCTCAACGTCATCAATGTAGCTTTGATACATCTGCGCTAACTTTTCTTCAGTGTCCATACCTGCTGGAGCACCCACGTACTGCCCAGTCGTCCCGACCCGCTCTTTAGATCGCCCTACACCCTGCCGCACCTTACCAGGCAAGATCATTGACGCAAGCAATCCTGCGCCCTCTGCCCGGTTGACGTTCGCCTCACCGATCGCATCAGTAAGGCCTGGCTTTGCTGAGCTATAAAGCTCTGACGCTACGCGGACACCGTCTGCAAACGTAGGGCCATCTAAAAGGCCTCCATAGTTCATTGCAGCGCTAACAACATCGCCAACACTATCGGTGATTGATGCAGCATCGCCTGTTAGTTCAGGCGTGTTTAAAAGGCGCTCACGAGCAATGTCACCAGTGACTGCCTGCTTGCCATACCTAGCAAGATCATTAACTAAATTTGTCGCTGTGTCTGGCACCACAGTCAGAGCGCTGAGATCAACATCAACAGCTTCACCAGGCTTTGGTCGCACCATAGGCATCGGACCGCTGCTAGGCGTTAATGCCTGGGCAATCAAGTCCAATATCCCCGCCATTCTGTCGCTCATACAATGCCCTTTAAATTAACTCTCAGCGGCTTACCCCAGGACGTGTTAGGTGGCTCATACACCACCGCCATCATCCCGAATGCGTCTGCCGCGTGGCTCGACCAATCGTGGTTAGGTCCAAGCCCTATGTTTCTGTTCTCGTCTCTTTTCTCGTGGTACCACGACAACGCCTCCATCCCGTCCTTACAGGCTGGCTCGTTGAAGTAGGTTGACGGTAGTATCCTGCGGACCGCCTCGACCCTTGCCCCAGCAGCACCGGCACCCTGGTTGGGCACCACGATGACGTTAAAGCCAGCGTCTCTAAGCGCTGACTCATAGCTCACTGCGTAGACCTTGTCGTGCGTCCTACCGTCATGCGGAAGCACAACGGTCTTAATATCCTGTGGCTGTTCTCGCAACCAGGCAACATGCGTAGCCAATGGCTGACCCTGCGCCTCGTAGTAACCGAGCACCCTGATCTCTGACTTGTAGAACTGAACGGTCCAGATCGATGTCGCGTCTGCCTTTGCCCCAGTGCCACCAATGTCAAAGTAAGCACGGGTCTCCATCAACGGGTCTTCGTGCACGTTCCCAACACGGCCATCGCGCCTGGCTTCCTCAATCAGATGCGAGAAGTAAGCCCCCTCGTGCGCCGCTAGGAACGCTCCCTCCCAGACATGCTCATAGACATCAGGGCGGACCTTCTTGTCTGCCGCACGCTCTAGCTCGAGTACCTGGGGGAACCAAGGATTGTCGCGCCAGTTAAGCTCAACGATCTGTGAGCCCTCTGGCGGGTCTTCACGGAACCTCTTGTTGGTCGCTGAACGAGCACTCTCCGGGTTCCAGGTGACCCATATCTCAGAGTCCTCCTCTCGCACCGTAGGGATCAGCTTGCGCCACGCCTCCTCAGAGACAGGCTCGGCCTCATCGATCCAAGCGATGATAATGCGCGCCTTTGACTTGATGCTGTCGAGGTTACGCCTGAGTCCGGCAAACACATAGTTAATGCGCCCGTCCTTACTCTTAATGTACTTCTCGCCAACCTCATAGTAGTCAGCGAGCCAGTCAACAGACTTAATGGCCGACTTGATCTCCTCTAGTGAGGACTCGTCCAGGCTGTTCAGGTGCTCCCTGGCGCAGAGTATCTGCCCGGACTGACCCGACATGCCCCACTGGTAACCCTTGATAGCGGTCATCAGCGCAAATGTTCTTGTCTTGCCGCTGCCCCGGCCACCATAGGCACCACGGTATCGAGCGTCACCAGCAAACACTGGCACCAGCTTCTCTGGCAGATTAATCGTCGCTGTTGTCATCAGGCGTAACAGGCATCAACTGGATCATCGTCGGCTTCATGCTGCCGTCACTGGTCGAGTGATCAAGGGCGACCTTAGAGCCTTCCTTGCGATCAATCATCTTGTGCGCTGTGGCAACGTCACCATCGCGTAGCGCCTCTAACAGCACAGAGCGGGACAACATAAAAGGGTTAGTCTTTAGCACCTCTTTCCTGTCCAGAAACTCAGGGTTGTCAGCCTGATAGGCGTACAGCGTAGACTGGCTGATACCCGCAGAAAGACACGCCTCCAGGTCAGTGCAGCCCATCAAAAAGGCCTGCTCCAATTTCTGGATAGTATCGTCGGTCATCACGGTCGGTCTGGACATGGCTGCACCTCTCCGGGGTACTTTGCAGTCCCAGAGCCAAAAATAAAAAAGGCCACAACTAAGTGGCCAAGAGGAGGATAACAATAAGATTTAAGGGGAGAAGTATCCTATCGTGGCTTTATTTAACCACGCTTTGGCAGGTCGATCTAACACTTTGTGCACAGAATATTAAAAAAAACAATGGGAAAAAAGACCATGTTAAATCGCAGTAGTGACACCACACCCCATTTTACTCACTCGATGTCCCTACTCGCCCGGACAAAGTTTACCGATATTTGTCCGAAACCTTACTTTATTTACTCTATTTACTTAAATAGTATTGTATTTCGGTAATAGTTACTTGTATAATATACATTCACAACGAGGAGAGACAATATGACTAATTTTGAAATCGGCCAAAACATCCGCTCTTATGACTTCATCTCGCGCACTGATTGCTACATAGAGGGCGTGATCACTAACATTTGCAATGGCTTAATTGAATTTGACGTAACCAAATCAATATCAGAAGGCAGAGAATATGCAGATCGCCCTGCGAGCATGCAGACCGCAGATATTGGCAACGACTTTAGTGATCGCATGTACAACGATCTAGGCCGCCAGCGCATCGAAATTATCTAATCTAACCGCCCCTTTTCGGAGGGGCAACTAAGGGGAATAAAATGAAAACTAACTTTTTATCACAATGGGAAATCCAGCAAATGGCTGAAGCCGCTCTAACCTCTTATGAATTTAGCTGCTGCTGGAAGCGCGCATTTCAGGAAGCTGCTGAATTTGCAGCAGATGAGCTTGGTGTAAAGGCTACCCGTGCTCAAGCAGCAACAGCAGTAAAGCTGGCTCAAGCTGGCTGGGAAGGTATACGCCTTTCCGTAAAATCAGTAAACTACAATCAAGGGGAATAAAATGAAAACGTACACTATCAACGAAAATGGAATGCAACAAATCGTCGATCAACTCAAATCCCAATGTAAGCCGAGTGTATTTGACGGCTGGCTTGACGATGATTTAATTGAGTCGCGTCGATCACAAGAAATGTTATCTGCCTGGGCGACTGAGCTAGAAGACACGTTAAATAGTGGCAATGGCGACGAAATTGAAATTAGCCAGCACGACACGATCTCAGGTCACACTGAACATTTGAGCGTGACTGATGAAGGTATCGATGAGGTTGCCGAATGAAACCATCAGAACTTGCAAAGGCGCTAGGGTTTAGGTCGCTCCAAGAGGCCTGCGATATAATGGACGTTACGCCAAGGACACTGACCAATTGGCAGACATCTAATCCAGATCGCTACCTTGCCATCATGCTAGGCGCTTTAGCGATGCGACAGAACGACATCGTAAGTCAAATCATCTCAGCGGACAAAGTTTAGGATTTTTTGTCCGCTTCAATCTTGGCCATTTCAATATGGAACTCCTTCCAAGTCTTGGGGTTCTGATTGATTGGCCTTTTTTTCTTTTCTGCCTTCCCATAAATCGCCTCCCAATTTGCCGCAAACTTCTTTAAATCGGTTGGCCTCTGCTCGCTACCCTTACCCATCGCGTAACCCTCTGTATATCACTCTCTGCACCGCGTCATCGCGGACCTGATAATCACTCAGCAGTAGCTGGAAACGCGGCAACCAGACCTTCTGTGCCCTCCAGCGCCCTACTCCCATCGCCTCCGCTAACCGGCGGACACTGATAGTCATATTTCCCGTGCCGCTGCACCTCTGGCACACCTCAACCTTGTCGCCGACCTTAACCTGACCCGTGCCCTTACAGTGCTTGCACCGGCTAGGGCTGATCGCAAAACTCAACGCCATCAGGCCCAGCCTCTCAACCGCATCCTCCGGCTCGTTCTCCGTCAGCACATAGCCAAGACCCTTCACATTGGCAATCGCCAGCGCATTCAGCTCAGAGCGGCTGTTGTCGTCCAGACAGTATTTGGACAAAGCGTACAGGTAGGTGTGCCTATCAACGTGGACCATGCAAGCTGCCACATCACCGGGCGTTATCCGCTGGCCGCCAGTGCCCCTTACCTCTGCGCTTATTGGCGGTGCGCCGGGCGTCAACATCGCAAGCAGCTCACTCATCGTCGAGCATCGCCGACATCACCTGGACCTTGTCCTCGGCGATCTTAGCCTCTGCCGCAAGCTCCTCTGCCTGTCGGTCCATCGCAGCGTTGATCTCCCTAATCCACATCTCAATGCCAGCCTCCTGGCGCTCGTGCGGTGAACTGGTCAGCGTCTCCGCCAAGAACTTAAACAGTTCCGGGTCGTTTAGATCGCTGGCGGTGACCAGCCAAAAGTGTATATTCTCTGCCGTCATCTTCATTCTCTTACCCCTCTCAAGAGCACCCAAGAACCTCTGCATGCTCGCGATATCTCTCAGCGAATAGTCGGTACTGACCGTCACCGATCCTGAAGTCGTATTAATGCCCATCATGCGGTCACCTTGACACGGCTGTCCTCGCCACGATCCTTGTGATAAATAACCGCTGTCATTGAACGCTCTGCGCCGTAGCCGCT